ACCTAATATAGTTTTTGCTGTACCTGGGGTCAATATATTTCCTATTGCCTCAATCATGCCAGAAGCAGCCTTAGCACCAAGCATCTGTATGGGGTTGATCATATCACCACCCCATTGAACAGCATTAGACTCAGAGAAGTTAGGTTGCATGGGGAGAATGATTGTCTCAAGTTTCTTCGCATCCTTGATCAATCTTTCCTTGGCACTCTGTCTTCCTGCTCCTAGACTTAGTGATGCCCTACCACCTGCTGTATATTCATAGGCAGTGATTCTAATAAAGTCATATCCAAACTGGGTGGGAACCTCCTTGGGATATCTTAATAGTTTATTATTGTTTATTGGATAACCCTTTCGTGTAAATGCTGCGGCATTCTGGTCCTGAATACCATACTCAACAGCAGGGGTCACAGCACCATCTAATCCATATCCTGTATTTAAATCATAATCAAGACCTACAGTATCTGGGAAAAAGTTATTAGCAGCTGATTCGTAGTCAGCTGAGTTTTTAAATCTATCTATTGTACCAAATTTTTCAAAATATTCGTTTAAAACTTTTTGATGTGATTCAGAATACATATTTCGATATTGACCAAGGGTTTCTAAATCAGTCTCACTGAAAAGACTTTCATTGATATCAAAATTTTTTACATCTACCTTACCATCCTTATCCCTGGTCTGTATTACTGTATCTATACCTTTTACCCTTTGAAAAGTTTTGACCGTCCCTGTGTTGGTATTTACCTGTGCGTGTACTCTTACCAGTTCCTTCTTTTGTTTATTCGATAAATCACCATACTTCTTTAGGAGAAAAGAAGTCTCATAGACATCATCGTTGGGGAAATCAGCATCAACTACTTTCTTCCAATAGTTTTTGTTGTTATTAGTTTTCGCCATTGACAACACCTACGTCTAGTTATTTATCCTGAAATATTGATATGGGATTGACCTAGCATCTCTTAACTCAAGTGGGTAGATGACATGTAGATTGCCAACCACCTCTTCCCAGGTATAGTTTCTAAATTTACCCCAATGATAATTTAATCCCTTGAATCCCCACCTATCTACAGACACACAGGCAATCAATGGATTCTGATCATATCTAATCCTTGGTGTCTTGGGTTGATATACAAAGGTGTAGTATCTTCCCACATCTGGAACAACTTCTGTCTCCTCAAGCACATCCAATAGGGCAATCATTCTATCATCTGCTGTGGACTGATTGATGATGTCATCAACCACGTATTCCAACCTATTTTCTGCGCTTTCTAGATACTCCTCTTGTTCCATAGTTCTTCCTAGTATGATGTTTTTCTGGGAAGATTTGATTCTCCGTCATTATCTGAAACTCAATTCCATTATCTTTAGCAAACTCAGATGCTGCCTTCCACTTGGCTTTATTTATCTCAAAGGTCGCACATTCATACAGGTAGGACTTTGTTACCCTGCTTTTCTTTACAGGTGGTTTGGTCTGCTTGTCAGGTTTAATCTCAATGATATACTTTTTACCATCTGCTTTCTGGATTAAAAAGTCAGGGTAATATCTATGAACCTTTCCATCAGCAGGAGATACATATGGGATTGAAAACTCCTCTGATGCCCACTTAACTATATCAGGACTCTTATCACAGTCATTACAGAACTTTCTCTCCCAAGAACTCCTACAAATAATATTGTTAGGGTCACCCATATATTTACTGGGGTTGGTGGGTTTATATTTTGTCTTCAAAGATTGTCCCACTCTCTGCCTACATAGTAATAGTAATCAGATTTATTTATAGATGGCATCGCCAGTCGTTGGAGTATATTCAACCCAGAACTTAGTTACAAAGTTCTTAAACAATGCTCAGACCTCACAATACCTTGTTTATTTTAAACCACCAGGTGGTGTCATTGATTATGTAAAGAGAAATAAGGGTGTTGATTGGTCTTCCATGGCGGAGAGAATCAACATTCGTTGCTTTGACGCAAAGTTGCCTACATCAAACTTTGCCACCCATGATGTTACCTCTGATTTTATGGGTGTAACTGAGAAGATGGCATATAGAAGAATATATGATGACTCCTTCGCAGTATCTTTATTTGTTGACCATGAATATAAGATACTTCACTTCTTTGAGGGGTGGATGGATTATATTGCTGGTAAACAAGCTGGTGGTGTTACCAATCAGGCATATAAATCATATACTAATGGAACAAGAATGAGGTATCCTAAACAGTATAGAACAAATGCTATTGACTTGGTTAAATTTGACAGGGACCTTGATAATCATATAAAATATTCTTTTGTTGAGGGATTCCCAATCTCAATGGACTCAATGCCCATAAGTTACGGAGCATCTGATGTTCTCAAGTTGACTGTGAACTTTAACTTTGTAAGATATGTAACTGAACCCTTTAGGGACACATCAACATCTGCTAAAGCGGAAGAGTTTTATCTTAATAACTATAAAAAGATTCAAGATTTGGGAGCACAAGACGACCTTAGAGTACGTAACTAAATATTCACACTGAATACATCATAGGATATTATGCCTTTACCAAAAATTGTTACACCAACATATGAGTTGGAGTTGCCATCATCTAATCAAAAGATTAACTACAGACCCTTTCTAGTTAAGGAGGAGAAACTACTAGTCCTTGCCCTTGAGTCTGAGGATTCTACACAGATTACAACAGCAATCAAAGCAGTTATCTCTGATTGTATTCTGACTAAGGGTATTAAGGTTGAGTCATTACCCACATTTGATATTGAGTATCTGTTCTTGAACATCAGGGGTAAGTCTGTAGGTGAGTCTGTAGAGGTAAATATTATCTGCCCTGATGATGGTGAGACTGAGGTGAAGGTGACCATTGACCTTGATGATATCAAGGTTCAGTTTGATGAGGAACATCAGAAGACGGTCAAACTTGATGATCAATACTATATGGATATGAAGTATCCATCACTGGATCAGTTCATCAGAAATAACTTTGAGTTTGATTCACCTGATATGGATCAATCATTTGACCTGATTGGGTCATGTATTGAGAAAATCTATAATGATGAGGAGGTATGGTCCACGGATGATGTAAGTGCAGAGGAGGTAAGGGAGTTTCTTGAGCAGATGAACTCAAGTCAGTTCAAGGTTATTGAGAAGTTCTTCTCTACGATGCCTAAACTTTCTCACACCATTGATGTAAAGAATCCCAAGACTAAGAAAAAGAACAAGGTAAAACTGGAGGGACTCTCAAGTTTTTTCGCATAGGCATGGCCCATATGGATATGGAGTCATTCTATAAACTGAACTTTGCCTTGATGCAGTACCATAAATACTCATTAACTGAGATTGAAAATATGATGCCCTGGGAAAGGGAGGTCTATACTATTTTACTTGAGCAACATCTTAAAGAAGAAGAGGACAGGGCAAAGAGTAAGTAATGGCTGCTACCACCCAAGATAACGCTAATAAAGAAATCGATAAGGGTATAGCATTTCTATATCTTGGGTTGAGGGATATTAGTGATTTAGATTTTCAGACATACAAGACCCTACTTAGGGAAAGGATTGCTGCCGCCAGGTTAGGTGACAGTAATATGGATAGTGGTGATGTTGAGGCTCTTACAAAGGAATTTATAAGAATCAAGAAGATAGATGTTGTAGATGCTGAACCAAAGAAGAAGATAACCGTTGATAAGTTTGTAAGCCAAGTAAAGAAAGATCAGAAGGATCAAGTAAGAAAGGAGAAGACAGCAGCAAAGAAACTATTTGCTACTGTTGATTCATCCCCAACACAAAAACAACAAACGCAGAAGATATCTCCAAAGGCATTGCTTCCTTCCTCTAAACCCATGGCGGAACAGGATGAGCAAATGCCTGAGGGTCTTGATGATCTGCTCAATGATATAAGAAGTGAACAGACTGAGGCAGTCACATCAATAGTCCCAACCCTTGATACTTTCCAGAAGACGATGGATAGTATCAATGAGACATTAAACAAACAATATCTGCTTGATAAGAAGGAAAAAAGAGAGGAGGATGCCCTTCAGAAAAAACAAAAGAGGACAGCACGGGAGAAGTTATTAGAGACTGATAAGAGAGCAACAGGAAAGGAAGATAAAAATCTTGCTAAGAAAGTTGTTAAAC